GCAAAATCCTTGGCGGCATCGGTGCCTCGATATCGGTCGTTACTGCCCTGTTGGATGCTGATCGTCAGCGATTCCACCTTGACCTTGAGCACGGCCATGTCGCTGGTCATGGCCTGCGTGGTCATCAGCGACCAGCCGAGCAGCGCGACTACGGTGATCTGCAGGATGGTGCCGATGTGCTGCTCAAGCATGATGCTCTGCCGGCGTTCTGTTTTTTCGTCGTCCATGTTTTCCTCGCTATGCATCTGCCGTGACCCGCACGACGTTGGTGCCGTCTGCATAGAGCACGGCGCGTTTTGTCTGGGCAACGACGATTCCGGCGCCGCCCGAGGTTTTGAATGTGGTGGTGAATGCGCCGGTGTTGTTGCAATAGACGATCCCTTCCCAGTTGTTTGGCACGATCACATTACGATTGCCGGTCAGGATTCCGGTGGTGGTCAGGTAGCGGCAACTTGCTTGCGCGGCGCTCAGCGTCACGTCGGCGGCAGTGACGGCAACCGAGGCGTTGCTCGTCTGGTCTTTTGGCTGCACCCAGGCGCGGTGATCGGTGTAACTGGTGACGGTCGAAGCGCCGCAAACAATCGTATAGAGGGGGATCGACCCTGGCGTATAGCCTGTGGTGTTTTTGCTGATCGACCCGGAGCGGTTGATTTCGACGTAGTTTGTGGCCGATCCGGTCAGCGCCAGCGTACCGTTGGCGATCTGGGTAAGCGCGCCGTCGACCAGCATCGTCCCGCCGTAATAGCCCCAGGTGAGGCCGCTCGATGTCGATGCACGGCGCCCGAAAAACGAGGCCGGGCTGAGCGCGTCAAACATGGCATTGGCCGTGACTTCCTTGCTTGACTGGCTCTGGACGATCGGGTCGTAAGTGATGGTTGAATTTGACATTGTGTGTCCTTATGCGAAAGTGATGCTTCCGGCGCCAGCGGTTGTCCAGGTATAGGTGCGGAATCCACCCGCGACGACGATTGACGGCGATCCGGTCGTTGACGATGCGGCTGGGTGGTAGTCGGAATAGCGCACAATGACAATTCCTGAGCCGCCTGCATAACCTACGTAAGCAGAACCGCCGCCGTCGCCGGTATTCGCCGCGCCAGCCGCCCCGCCCTCACTGCCGCCGGTTGCGTATGTAACACTGGCCCCGCTGATGCTGGATGTGAATCCCGCGCCGCCGATATTTGTTGTAGCGGATGCGCCAGCGCCACCACCACCACCACCCGCGCCACCCGAGTTATAGGTCGATCCGGCATGCCCTTGGCCAGCAACACCCGTCCCGGCAACAGTTCCCAACCAAGCGACACCGCCACCAGAGCCGCCGTTTGCGCCATCCTTGATTCCGGTATATATCCCGCCTCGTCCGCCGCCAGTTACCGTCAGCGTATCAAATACCGAGTTCGAGCCGTTGGCCCCAGCCGCGCCGCCCGCACCTACAGTAAGGGAAATTGTTGATCCGGAAAGAACAGAATAAAGCTCAGTGCCCGCCAGCAAGCCACCGGCGCCACCGCTCCCGCCGTAGGCCAAACCGGGCGACCCAGCACCACCGCCACCGCCACCGGCGACAACCAGGTAATTGACCAACGCCGCCACCGAGCCGCCTCCGGTCAGTGAAGCAGTCAGCGGGTAGCCCGGACCGACGTTGGCCGATACTTGATAAATTTTCAGGTAGAGAGTGACCGGAAGCGAGCCAAAATCAGCGAGTTGCTGTAATAAGGTATAGACAACATTCGGCGTGCTCGATGTCAGCGTGCGCTTGATGGTGGCATAGGTTCCGTCCGTGTATATCTCGATTACATAGGATTCGCTGGCCTCGCTCAAAGGCGCATCAATCAGGTCTTTCCACTCGCCGCCGATGCGGGTACGGCGCAACCATTCCATCGACCAGTCGCCGCTGATCGGGTCTTGATTGCCGTTGAGATAGGCGGGAGACAGGCATTCAAGCGCGACGCCTGTATAGGGCTGAATGCGATCGGCGTCGCTATCGAAGGCCTGACCGTTGGTGATGCCCCGGTAATAATGAGACGTGCCGATGGCGCTCAACGGGTAATTGACAAAGGCAGCGGTATCGCCGTCAAGTTGAACGATCCAGTCACCAATCTGATGCAGCGACATTGCCCACTCTGTGCCGTATCTGCCGCGCAGAAAATCGCTCACTGTGTAGGTTGTGCCGCTGACTAGCGTGCAGGTTTTGGCCGCGACGACTTCCCAGCGGCCGTGATCACCGATGGCAAACCAGTTCGCGCCGTTGAGCATCGATAACTCGGAAACGCTGGACAGCGTGCCTTCAATCATCGTTACCGTTAACGTGCTGGCGTTGTCGATAATGTCGGTTCGGCCCGTAGCGAGTGCCGATCCGGTAAATCCCATGGTTGTGCCTGGCGCAGCGGTACCTTGCAGGTCGGTCCATATCTGCCCGCCATCGTCACTCTTGAACAGCGTGCTGCCATTCCACCCAGCGGCATAGCCGGCCATGGCGACGACGACGCCGGGAGTGTCGGTGGTGTCGATGATGGTCGGGATGTCGAGCACGACATAGGCTGTCTGCCCGGTCTCCGACAGCACGCTTTCGGTCACAGCACCAGCCACACCAAGCGCGGTGGCGGCGTAGGTCGCGGCTGAGTTGTATTTTGCCTGGCACTCGACCCGGCCATCCTGCGTGTAGTTCACGGAGGTCAGGCGCAGCTCGTACTGGCCTTCGCTGGCGTTCACGGTGATCACGTCGGCGGGCTCAAGGTGGTTGTAGGTCGGCGGCAGACTCAGGCTGACGTCGTAGCGTTCGAGCCAGGCCAGGTAAAGCAGCACTTCGGCCATGCCTGCGGCCTCGTCGGCGGTGAGCACGATGGCCAGCTCGACGCTGCGGATGTTGACGGCGTCGGTATTCAGGCGCTCGGCATACTGCTCGCCGGCGTCGTATTCCCGCTCGTAATCGACGTGCAGCACGCGCACCTTGCGCGGCAGCACGATGTCCATCTCGCGGACGTTGGTGATTGAGACGCCGGGAGAGTCGCCAGAACCTCGGGCGTCTAGTTCGCTGGCGGATACCGTGGCGATGCTGGCGCCACCGCGTTTGACAAATTTTATCTTGTATCCGGCCTGAATCGCGTCAAAGGGCCAGGCGGCTTGCAGCGGCTCCAGCCCGGAGCGGATCGCCGCCACCGAGGCAATGCTGTAGCCCCGAACCGTTTGCGATGTCAGCGCGGTGACATTGATGTCGCCGGCAGCAAGCAGGTTGCTTTTAAGCAGTTCGGATTCGACGACGTTGGCCAGCGTCGGCTGGCTTTGCGTCAAAGTGGCCGGGGTGATGGTGAAGCAATCCTGTACATGGTAGCTGTCATCACCAACGACGGTTATGACTGCACCGTTCCAGCAGGCGTCATAGATATGTGCCAACCCCGGATACGCATTGGTTGTCCAGTTGATGCCGTCGACAGAATACTTATCGTTTGCATAAAATGCGGTGCCCGTCCATATCAAAAATCCTTCACCAGACGGCAGCGCCGCCGAATAGGGCGTCCACGTATCTCCGTTGTCAAACGATAGTGCGGTGCCGGCAGACGACATGACCAGCCAGAAACCATCATCCGGGTTCCAGCAAATACGGTAATACGAGGTTGCGCCGGGCAGCGTGACGTTTTTCCACACGCCGGTTGATTTTTTGTAGATGAATGCCGTCAGGCTTTTGACGGCAATGAATACGGTCCCGTTTCCTGCAACCGACGATTTACCTGGGAAACTACCCGCCGGGCTGAATACGGTGAGCGCAGGCGTCCACGATAATCCGTCCGGCGATAAATGGGCTTGCCCCGTTGTTTCTCTCGGGAAGGCCATCCATTCCTCACCATCCCAGACCGGAGACCAGGCCGACGATGAGGGCAGCGTTACCGTTGCCCAGATGTTTCCATCTTTTGAATAGCAGAAATAATCCGTACTATCGACCGCTGCAAGAATAATTTTGGAGTTGGCTACCAATCTATCAATGCCGGCTGATCCTGTACCCAGTTTGCTATTGGTATTTATGGTCCAGGTGACGCCATCATCCGACGTGGCGATCAGGTCTTGCGTGCCGCCGGCGATATTCTTGGCGGCGACGAACCTGCGGCCATTCCAGGCGATGGCATACCAGGTAGCCGCACCGGAAGAAACTGGCATCAGGCGGGAGCTTATGCTGTAGCTTGCAATCGATCCGGAGCTGACGACCTCGACCTTGATCTGGGCGCCCATCAGGGTGTTGCCGTAGTCGGCGAGCAGCAGGTCGTTGAATACCATGTACGCCAGGCCACGGTAGCCAGGCACGTTGCCGACGCCGAGCGTGGCCTGCATGCGCGGGTCGGCAGTCTGGGTGTCGGTGCCGGTGTAGAGCGTGAACAGCGTCGAGGTCTGGTTGCTGACACGCATGGCGCCCTGGTCGGTGGTGCCCGCATCGTAAAGCAGCTTGCCGCCGATCCAGATTCTGCGGATGGCGACAATCGGGCCTTCGCACAAACCAAGCGCGAACGTGGCGTAGTAGCTGTAAGTGGTTGTTGTGGTTTTTGAGCCACCGCCCTTGCCGCCGGACTTTTTCTTTTTGGCGATCTCCTTGATCTGGTTGTTTTCCAGCCAGAAGATGTTGCCGAATACCGTGGTGGTGCCGTAAGTTCTGGGGATGACGGCACCGTAGGTGCTGGTCTGTACGCTCAGGTCATCAAGGCGCGGGCCTTTGACATCCGGGCCTTTGGGCGGGTCGATGATGCCGCCGAGCATGATGCCGATCTGGGCGCCGTACTTGGCCCCGGTCGGGCCGGCGATAAAAAACCCGGCGATGCCGCCAACGCC